TACCACGGGCAAAGTCTTCAGCAATATCGAAGACTTCACCCGCGTGATGAATAACGATAGTGAAGCCATCCGGATAGTACCGGACCATTCGGAGGGCTTCAACTTTCATCAGCTATTTGCGCCCGTAGGTGCAACATAAGGATTACCAAGACATACAGTAGCGGCAACGTCTGCATTGCTAACGTGAGTGAACACGCCGCGAACATAACGCTTTGTTCCTGCATAACCCAAGGTTACAACATCGGCAGCTACAGCGGCGGTGTCGTTAGTTCCGTCAGCGGTGATCACTTCGTCGTCAGAAACGTCGACATAGCCGGAACCAGAGGTATCAGATTCTTGAATCTTGAAAGATCCTTCAGCGGATGCTGTGTCGTCCATGTAACCAACAAGAGTTACAGAAGAGAATCCCAAGGTGTCAACTTCGTCACCATTTACGTCAGCACTGGCCGTTTGAGGCTTGATGCTAGGAGCAAATTTAGTGTTGTTTTTTAGGTCGAATAATTGAGCCATTTTATGAGCCTCCTATTAAGCTTGCTTCAAGAACTTGATGGAATCAAAGCCGGTCAATCCACCACCAACACGCTTGCGGTAGCGCAAAGTTCTATAAGGAACATTGCTATATGGATCATCCAAAATGCTAATACCAACGCGATCAACGATTGTGTAAGACTGACGGAAATCAGCTAGAGCTACAGAGATCGCACCAGAAACCATATCGGGCATGTCTTCCATGATGACTGTGCGTTGTCCCAACAATTGATCGGGTTCACCCGCGGCATAGACAGGCTGCCAAATGTAGTTCCCTTGGCCGTCTACTAGCTTGCGAATCTCGGCTTCAGTAGCGCGATTGTAAGCAAAGTAAGCATTGCCACGGTATGGAGCTTTGAGAAGAGCACGAAGTTCAACAAGTTCATCTGTAGTGATGGCAGTTGCACCGGCGGCAACTTTAGTTCCCACTTGGTCACGAGTATAGACATCAGCGTTTGAAGTCTTAGCAGTGTAAGTAGTAAAACCTTTAGGGCGATCAACACCAGTTCCAGATACAAAAGCGGTAGCTTCTGAACGAGCGAACTTGTCAGCGGCCTTCATGCCACTCCAAGACATCAAGTTGATGCTGCTATCTTCCAACAAAGTATCAGTGATTTGAATGTTTGAGTGCAAGATATGAACAGGGATTGAAACCTTGCCCAATTGCGCTGTTCCAGTAGCGGCGCGGCTAGAAAGTTCGCCAACCCAAGCGGCGCCCATTTCGTCATCGTCTAAGATGCACTCATAGGCGTTAGTTCCGATAGAAACAACATTAGCTAAAGATCGGACAGGAGACGTGTCAAAAATGATGCTTTTCGCTTGAGAATCAAGGAATGATTCAACAAGATATCCGCCATCTGGATCAATTACGGAAGACATTGCCTTTTTCTCAGCTTCGTCCAAGTTGTGGATGTTTTGGATGGAACCGGATTTGATGGCAGCTCTCAAGCCTTGCTCGAATGCTTTAGCATCAACCTTAGCGCCTTCGCCTTCTGACTTCTCGCCAAGCCCGTCACCCATGCGTTGAATAGCGACACGCATTTGCTCAAGCTCGGATTTTTGGTCCATGAGAGAGTTAGTTTGCTCTTCCCACTTCTTAACCTGCTCGGCCATTTCGGCTTGACCAGATTCGTTCTTTTCGATACGCTTCAGCATTTCTTCGTGTGCTTTGCGCTCGCCTGCGATAGATGCGCCGATCGCTTCGATCGACTCATTGATTTGTTTGAGTTCCTCACTCATGTTATTATCCTTTGAGAATAGAGGAGAGATTATTAAGGGATGCAAGAACACTGGACAAATCAGCTTGTTTGGGTTCATCGCGAACCATAGCCGCATCAAATCCGCCGCTTATAAAGGCTTTAGATTGTGTCCGTGAAAATCCTGCATCCCGCAAAACCTTCTCTACTTCTCGCTTGGTGGGAGTATTGCCGCCCTCACCATCGGCCTGCGCTTTAACATCCGTCACAGATGCTTTAGGCTCCATTGCCCAAGGAGCAATAGAGACTTCTAATAAATCAATTTCTTTTAGGACTCGGATTCGTCCACCGTCTTGAAGTTCTTGAATATCAAAATCTTTTGCACGATAACCAATGCTAAGACCGCGAACAGAGTTTGACTTCAAGATGTTGTAAGCCTTAACCGCCGCTTCAATCCTTTCATCACCTTTGATCCAAAGGCGACCTTCTACATAAAGACCTTTTTCATCCTCAACCATTTTAGTCCATTCGCCTATAATCTCTTCCATATCGTGATAGAAAAGCATCTGAGGCATCATGCCCTTGCCGTTCCATTCTTGAATGGTCTTCGCGTAAGCACCGGCCTTGATCTGATCCCCGCCCTTATCGACTGAATTCCACACAGAGGCATAACCGCTAAAAACGCCCATGGCATTGTTAGCATCACCGGCCTCAAGCTTTACCTCTGTAAGCTCGCAGAATAGCTTTTTGTTTTCCATAGTCGTATTCTACCCCAAGTTATCCCAAGCGCAATTGTTCAAGCAATATAGTCCGCAATGATGCGAACGGCGTTTTCTTCAACCCATTCAAGCTTGTTAGTGTTGCCACCATACTCAACTTGCACCGCAAGATCATACGAACCCAAGGGCAAGGCGTCCGTTTGAGCGCTGGTCAGCTGCCATGAGACGCTGCCCGTAGAGGGATCGTCTAGTGTGACATTCACATCGGAGTCTTCGAGCGCTAGCGATGTGACTTTGCTCTTGGCAATCAGCAAGACCTTCACAACATCCGCTGTACCCAAATCAGCATAGGCCACATCATCGGCGGTAAGGGCGACAACGATTTTGAACATATTGCCTTGGGTGATCGTTTGCGTAGCCATCAGCGCCTATTTATGGTTTTTGTTACACATTGTACCGTATTCAAGACCTTTGTCACCAAAGTGCTGAGGCCAAGGGTCTTCTGAGTGGTCGTAACAATCGAGAGGCTTTTATTGCTCTCGGTGCTCAAGGCTACGCCATAGTTCCCTAGGGTGACCAGTTGCAGGGAATAGTTGAGAATCGTACCTACAACGACAACAAGAAGGCCCGATGCCCCAAGGCCAGCGGTGACGACAACGCCGCCGCCTAGCCCTCTAGTAACTAGGCTCATTGTGGGTCTTTCTCAAAGATTTGATCAGAAGAGGCAGCACCATCGCCGTCCTTCAAGTCGAATACCACCAGTGAAGTCGTGCCATCATCGTCGTATCTAGTCAACGTGTTCGCCACGGTGTCAATTTTATCGCGGTTCGTGAGATGCTTGCGCGCCGTTGTGGCTTGCGTCAAAGCCGCGTCTATGATGTTGTCGAGACGGCCACCGTTAGCCCAATCTGTCTGCAACTCGTTTGTATCCGCAAGGATTGCAGTTATCGAGGCGTTGTCTGGCGCGGTCGTGTTAGCTCCATCGGTGCCTCTCATGTCTGTGTTTGTGGTCACAGTGTCAACTAGCGTGACATTTGCAACCACATCCAGAGCAGGATTGAAGTCATTGAGTCCGGCTAGAGTGGTTTGTGTTGCGTCATGCTCTGCAACAAGCGCCGCCTGTCTTGTGTCTGCTTGTGCTTTGGTTTCTAGAGCATCAATCTTCGCTTCATTTGCGTCCACTTCCGCAATGATTGCAGTCTGAGCATCCGTCACGTTTGTAGGTGTCGCAAAACCTGTAGCCGTCAACCAGTTGCCTTGGTTCGTTTGAAGCTCGTTTGTGTCAACGAGTACCGCGTCCACATTAGAGTCAACCGTGTCAACGCTTGCTTGAGTAGCTAGGGAACTGACATCCGCTTGTGATGCTGTGCGGCTTGCTGCGTCCGTTGTTACTTCGTCACTCTCGGTGTAGCCTTTGTCATCAGTGTTTATGGCTAGACCTGAGTTGTTTACGACTCTAGTAGCACCACGAACAACGATGGTCGCCGTGCCTCCACAAGTAGCGTCAACTGTCAATCGACCCTCGGAACTGCCAAAACTCAGGTCACCGTCTTGCATGTTGGTGAGCGTCATGCCGCCTTTCCATCCGCGTACATTGAAATCAAAGTCGCCATCATTATCAACTGTGATGGAGTCAGTGCCCTCGACTCTGGAGTTGCAGTCTAAGAAGTCAGAAGGGCCGCCCGTGAGAGTCACAACCGTTGAAGCACCGTCAAACATACAATTTCTGAAAACCGCTCGGCATGTGATGTCACCGTCAATCAAGCAATCTTCAAAGAGGTCGTCTGTCGTGGCATCCCCATCAACACCTCGGATTCTCATGTAGTGAAAACCGCACAAGATGAAAGACTGCGAGTTGAAGTCGAACGGGTAAACGTTGTCACCGTAGAACTTCAACCCTGTGCAACCTGTGTCAGCGGTGATGGCAGACAAGCATTTCACTGAGCTAATTCCGAAATTTGAAGCCAATGCCTGAGCGTTGGCAAGTGTCTTGCAAGGCGCAAGTGGTGTTCCGAAAGGATACGCCGATGAGTCAGTTCCGCTCACGGCGTCAACGTAGATGAACCCTTGGTATTCTGCAATCTTAGAAGCATCCGAAACGGTGAAGTATTTGACGTCACCATTGCTGCCATCAAGAGGCGAACCATCAACAGACTGAACGAATGCCCCGATTGTCGCGCCGTTATCCCCTGCGTTATCACGGATATGTCGAACAGCAGCCTCATAAAAAAGGTATGATCCCGTTGGGAGCGTGAGGTAACTAACTTCACCGCCGCCATTCATGAGGTACGTCATACCATCCTCGGTGTCTAGCTCGTCCTCGACTTTATCAAAGCAAGCACGAACTGGAGCCTCACCGTCACCTATACGAAGATTCATCCTTGAGCCGTCAGCGGTTGCGTTTACTGTGAGGAAAGCCGAAGTGTTGCCACCGTAAGCGATTGTTCCGTCGGGTAGAACTTTCTGTGTCTGTGTGCCGTCCACGCTAATAGTTTGCGCTGAAGCGTTAAATGTTCCGACAACGGGGTTGTAGCCTGCTCGGTTAATGCAGTAGCTCCAAGTACCCGTTGATCCTGCGGGCAGTGCATAAACGTAGTCAACTGAAGTGCCCACAACACGGTTCACAACCGTAGTGCCGTCATTCTGCAATAGCTGAACATTGGCGCTCGTTAAGTTCGTGATGGTTATGACTGAACCCGATAGCTGCGTTGTGATGTTTGGCCCCGTGTTTGTAGTGATCGTCGTGTTGTCGAGCTTAAGCGTCACCGCGCCACCACTTGAGTTTGTCACTTCAGTGATAGTGCAATTTACGAGCGTATAAGTACCTGCGGTGGTGAATTCAATGCTATCTGCAGTCACCCCTGTGATGGTGGAGCCTGCTCCCCCGTCATAAATTATATCACTCAAAATTCACCTCCACCTAGCAAAGCGCCATTCCTAACCGTGATCGTCCCCGTGGTGTTAATACCACCAATGAAAGTACCACATTTTATGGTCATCGTGGTGCCCGTGAGATCATAGGCTGAGGCTGCCGTGCCATCTAAAATAAAGTTAAGCGCCCCGCCTTCGAGGACTGCACCATTCCTAGTCACAGTTAATGACGCCTCTCCCGCGTAGTTTGCACATAGCTCCGATTTGGCACGGTCATAAACCTGATAAGGGTTATTTAGCTCGGTGTAAGCATCCACCGTTGCCCGAACAGGTTCAGTGATGGATAGGTCAGGTGTCATGATCACATCCTCAGTCAGCGTACCGACACCAATTAGATTAGTGTTCCATGTTGTTATCGTTTCATTATAACTTATAAATTTAATCGGTATTGTATCAGATGAAGTCCTGTCATCAGATACTCCAAGCGTTCCACCGTTTTGACTAAATGTTTCAATAAGAAGTGAATCCGAATAAACTCCACTTTGATTAATTCCGCTGTAAGCAATATCAGCTGTATCATCTTGGTCAACTGGATCACCGTAACCATCAGTTCCACCATTATTAGAACCGATTACACGATTACCACTATCAATATCTAGTCCATAAAAACTATATGAGATTCCCACTCCATCTAAGTCTTTAGGTGTTAACTCAATCGGTTTAAAAACTTGAACGTATCCGTATTTATTACCCCCGCCTTTGCCGTATGTAATTCGATTCTCAACACCGTTAAAAATCAAATTACCTCCTCTACTTGCCCCTCCATTTGTAAACTCTAGGTCGTAGGATGCAATATTAGAACCGTTTGCAAGGTTTGAATAAGTTGTTTTTGGGTGATCTCCATTCCATTGCTGAATAAATCCATTATTTAATTTAAATACAGCAGTATTGAATCCTTTAGTAGTAAAGAACTTACAACCGTTAGAAAGACCAGTTAAAACTAGATCGTGTATATTGAGCTTTGAAGAGTCTGTTGCATTGTTTGGAGATAATCTAAATTGCGGGCTTAGATTATCAGGTGCGTACATCACACCGTTATTAACGGTCACGGTAGAGCCAGATCCAAACAACAATGTAGAAGCTGCCCTAATAATACCACCATTCCAGTTAAATGTACCAGACACATACAAACCAAAATAAGCATACACGTTTACACCTCGATTTGTAAAATTCATACCCGTACTCTCTGAGTAGATTGTATTTCCATTTCCTGTTTTTTGAACACCAAGATTTAGAGTTCCTGTAACTCTAACGGGATTAGGAGCTGTCCCAGTTGTTGCCGCACCTTCTACAATCAAACATTCTTGATCTGGCTCAATTGTTAGAGTTCCAGTAATATCAAGGCGTGTACTTGCATCCATTACATAGAAGTCTTGACCCCATGTGTTAGAGTCTGGATCACTCGTCCATGTGGTGATCCCCGTCAAACCACTAAGCCCACTAAGGTTTGTGTCTGTTCCGCTTTGAGTGATTACGCCCGAACTGTATGAAAAACTCATTTATTATACCTAACCCAACCAAACAAACGAACGCACACATAAAAAACAGGAGCCCAAAAGCAACCGTTGTGCCTCAAGTTCTTGAGGTAAATCGCATCCGCTTCTTTCCTCGACGGGCGCTTTGTGTAGTACATGTGATCATGAACGAGAGCGGGCACAACATACTTCGGCTCGTACCTCCCGCCCGTGAAGCTATAGAAAATCCTCGGCACCGAGTTGCCGTTGAAAACGTGCCCTTTCGGAATCGTCACGCCATCCTTGGTGAATTCTTCATCGAGGATAGCAGTGCGTGGGGCGAACTTTAGAAGGGGGAAAATCATGCCTTGGTCTTTGTGATACAGTCCATTCTAGCTGTGATTGACTTTATTGAAGCGTTGAGGTCGGAGGTCTGCTTGTATAGCTCCCGATCGTTTGAGCGGTATCGGTCATCCATTTGCTTCATCGCTCTTGGATTCGTTCTTTGCTATGAGTCCAAAGACCACTTTAAAGACAAAGCCAATGACGGCCATCAAAGCGAGTTGCAGAAACTCAGACGGGATATTCATGTGGGCTCGTACCACTCCAAATTGATATGACCCATGTTGCTCCCCGCTAAGGATGTTATTTCAAAGACATAATCCGTTGAGGTTTTTAAAATCAATTCGCGGTCAAAGTCCACATTGCCGCCCACCTTGTGCCCCTCGCTAATCAAGTCGTGCAGAATCGTCGTGCCTCCTGAGATCGACCCCGTATTCGATACAAGCGTGAGCGTTGAGGTCGTGGCGCTAACACGGTTTTTATTGAATGCCGTGATGCTGGTTCCTCCCGAAGATGCCGGGGCCTCGTAAATCTTGAATTCAAAATCGAGCTTTGCATGGACATCAAAGACCATGTGTGGCGCTGTAGCGCCCGTGGTGACTTTTATGTTCAGAGTATCTGTATTGCCCAAGGTCGAGTCATTGGCAAAGGCCATGAAAGCCTGACCTTGATGGACTCGGCTATGAACTGAGCTTATGATAGTTCGTGTGCCCTCAAGCGAGGATTGCACCGCCTCACGCCATGCGGGAACATCAAGCGTTGTCCCATCGTCCTTGACCTCTCGCCCCGATTCGGGCTTGAACTTAACGGGGTCAGTGTCCCAACCGTTCCAATTAGGCATCTTGTGATCTCCTGTACTTCTCTGGGACTAGTTCCTCTGGAAGCACCGACGATGAGCATCTGCAATGAATTATTTGGGCAGGATGCCCGCTTCTGTCGCTAGGATACCTCATCTCACTTCTAGTCTTGCCAGACCCAACTATAAACTTCTGCCCCCGTGGCACAATCTTACCGTTCATCTTGCGGTGATCATCGCGCGTCCGGCTGCCCCTGTTAGCATTCCATTTCACATATAGCGGGCCATCTTCAACTTCGTCCCAGATAGCGTCCGTGAATTTGTCTTGGGATTCAGCGGCGGCGGTGAATACTTCTGTTCTCGCGATCATATCAGCTTTCCATGGCGCTAGTGTCCCCACCTGCGAACGGATCGCCCTAGAGACTTCAAATGGTCCCGCGTTAATCAGTTCCTCATCCCGTAGAATAGCGCCTATCACATCGGCCACCATAGTCTCAGTGATGGTCTTGCTCTGCGTGAAAGCGTAGGTTCTAAACTCCTCCAAGAGAAGTCTGTAAGCTTCGTCTATCTCCTCCTCCTCGGCTT